CCCCGGCTGTGCAGTCTGTTGTATGGCGTAAGACACGCCCTAGTCTTTCCCAGTGCCATTCATTTTTTCTGAGCTGAAGCCGCTCTTTGTTACGTTTGTATATAATAGCATCTTACAGGGTGTATGTCAACCATTACTAATCGTAACGCTTTTATTTATCATGCGCACACTGCATATCTGAGTGTTTTGGTATGTATTTTATGCATAGACGATATGTGTGTAGTTAATACCATGAGTGTAATCTGTATGTAACACAAATTATCTTATGACTAGTGTTGTGTATTTTCTTTACCCTTTGCAAATAATGAAAGATAAAGAATATAATTATCTATAGAATGATCAGAAAAGTTATCAATTTTTCCTCTCTTTATTCCCATCCACATACCACGCCAGCGATCCTTAACACGCTGCCACCTAGTCAAATTGCGAACATTGCCATATGCATTCATATAGTGTTCTTCGCCATGATGTGTATAACCCATCCATTTATAAGGAACAGTAGTGACAATGTCATTATTGTTCTTCCAACGATGGTGTACGACACCTAAATGGACAACATAACCTTTCCAACCTACTCTTGGTGAACCATAAGTGTATAATTCCTCTGGATTTGGCAAACGTGTGTTAAAGTGACAGCGACTTGCCATTATAGTTGCCATTGCAGCTCCTAAACTATGACCGCAGAACCAAAGTTTTTGCTTAGGTTGCTTTGACATTAGGTCTGCCATTATTCTTGGCCACAGTTCATCTACTTCTGCTTTAAATCCTCTATGAACTCTACTAACAGTTTCAGCAACGACAGGCATTGCTTTTAAATCTGCTGCAATATCGTTAAATTGTGTAGGTTGTGTTCCGCGACACGCAATTACTATATCTGTGTCATTCATAAAACGATATGCTTGCGCACCGTCTTTGTTATAAAATTCTACTTCAGTGAAACCTAATCTTTCCGCTTGCTTTTTAGCTACTTTGATGTTATTATAAGATATCTTGGATAGTTTAGCAAATAAAAGAGAACGTTTTTTGAAGTCAATGTCCTTAATACTGCTTGTCATTGTTTTCTCCGTTCGATGTTATAATATTTATATGTGTTAAGACACTAAATACTGCATAGGAATGGAAAACATGAAAAAACGTACTAGATCAATTTTAGAAGAACTTAACAGTGTTCACGGTACTCGTGACAATGAACGTTTGATTGAGTCTACTGCTAATAATATTATAGAAAGCTCTATTAATCTTTTAAGCAGAATTCACGAACAGTTTGATATGGAAACTGCTTCTGAACTTGAAAGACGTTTTATTAACAGCATTAGATCAGGCGATCCTCGCAAGTTCCGTCGCAGCATAAACAAAATTATAGAGAACAAAAACAATGACAATACTTAACGAAGGCGGCAACGTATTTAAAACACCACAAGGTCCTTTGACTCAACGTATTGCTACAAAGGATGTACATCCTACTATTCAGTTTATTGAAAAGATTACAGGTTTGACCTTTGACGAAGAAGATTGGTTAGGCACAACAGGCAAGAAGAATGATCCAGACGGAGCATTTGAAAAGAATAGTTCCGGTGACCTAGATCTAAACACAGATTCAAACAAAATAAGCAAAGAAAAACTTATTGCTAAACTAAGTGCATGGCTTGCAACACAGGGTGTTGACGAAGCAGATATTATGAATCAAGGTAGAGGCAAGACAGACGGCTGGATACATAATGCAGGAGACCAAGTTCACTTCCGCACACCTATCGACGGTAATTCTAAGAATGGCTTTGTACAGACTGACTTTATGTTTACATCTAATCCCGACTTTCAGCGCGGAGCCAAGCGTGGCGGAACACAACAATATTCAGGCAAGGATAGAGCTATCTTGTTATCAGCAATTGCTAGAGGAAGAGGCTTAAAATTTAGTCCTAAGTTTGGATTAGTTGACCCAGAGCAAGGCGACAAAGTTATTGCTGATACATGGAAAACAATCGCACCAGTATTGTTAGGCAAGGGTGCAAAAGAAACTGATACACATACTGTTGAAAGTATGATCAAATATTTAAAGAAAGATCCAAACTACGAACAACTGATTGCTCCGTGGAAAGAAGCAATGGAGAAAGCAGGTAAAGAAGTTCCTGAGTCGCAATCTAAAACACTAGAAGATAAACAACTCGATCGTATTAAAGAACTAAGCGGAGCATTGTTAAACAGTACTGTAATGGTATCAGGAAGTTTTGTAAAATGAGATGGTCGGAGTTTAAAGTATTAAAAGAAACTTGGTTCTGTCAAAAGTGTTACACTGAGCCTTGCATCTGCGAGGACAAAGATAGAGACACAGGTAATCAACTTACGGAAGCTAAGGTGGGTAGAGAATACCAACACCTAGAGGATCTTGTATTTGTTAAAGGTTCAGCTGGAGCATTAGAAGCTGCTGACATCTTAGAAAAGATGGGCAGTGACTCGGGCGACATTGCTATAAAATGGGACGGTAATCCTACTATCTATTGGGGTCGTGAACCAGATGGAGAATTTGTACTTGTTGGCAAGAACGGTTGGGGCCGTAATAAATCAACAAGCGCAGAGAATCTTATGAATTTTATTAGAAACTCAGGCAAAGGTGTAGAAGAAGAACCTTGGCGCGAAGACTTTAGTGAAGAGATGGCAGAAGTTTTTAACATAATGAAAGCAGCTACGCCTCCAAACTTTAGAGGATATGTATACGGTGATTTGTTATACAGTCCACGTAAACCCTTTACTGTAAATAAAGGCGCAGTAGAGTTTGAACCCAACAACGTCAAATACACAGTAGATACAAAGGGCCAACTCGGTGGACGCATAGCGAATTCAAAAGTTGGTGTAGTAGTTCACACAAAATTTGACAGTTGGGGGAGCAAACAAGGTGCTCCTATTAAGGATGTGAAAGAACTTAACTCGCAAGATGCAGTAGTGTTAGGACAAACTTATGTTACGCACCAACCAAAAGTAGACACAAAAGAAGTAAACGGTATTAGAGCTTACGCAGAAAAAAATGCACAACCAATTGATCAATTCTTAGCAGGTGAAAAAGGTTTAAGCAATCCTGCAGGAATCATATATACATATATGAATCATATGACTCGAACACAACAAATAAAAAATATAGAGTCAGGCTTTTTTGATTGGCTTAAAACATCAAAAGTAAGTCAAGGACAGCAGCAAAGATTAGCGGCAATGAGTCAAAGTAATCCTAAAGCACTACCTGCTATTTTTAATCTTGTAAAACAAATTATGTCTGCAAAAGATCATATCATAGATCAATTAGACGATGCTGATGCAGACGTTAAGGCAACAACAAAAGGCGAGAAGGGTGGCGAAGGTTACGTGGCTCTTGGAAGTAAAACTAAACTAGTACCACGTACTAGATGGCAACCAAATTAAGGAAATAGAACAATGAAAATTAATGAAGTAACAGAAGCAACAGTAGATCGTCGTCCGGGATATGCAACCCAAGACAATCCTACAACAACAAAGTATGCAGCTATTGGTAATTTATTGCAAGTTCATACTAAAACTATGAACATGAAAGACGAGAACCAAATTAAATTGTCTAATGTTATAGGAGCAGTTGGAGAACAGCTAATTAATCTTAACACTAACTCTGGCGCAAAAAGTTTAGATGAGATTGCTAAAAGATCCCGTTGTTCTACTAAAATGGTTAAACAAATTATAGCGTTTGGACAAAAACTTTTTGATGAAAAAGGCGATATTCGTCAAGGCGATCCAGAAGCCGGAAGCGACTACGATGACGGCAGCGACGAGTTTGCAGAACCAAGCGATGATGAAATTGATCGCGATGCAAGAATGTACGCCAAAGGCTAATAATGTCTGAAAAGTATACAGCAGCACAGTGGGCAGAGATTGAGGGCGGTCATGAAATGACTCCTGATAGTGAAGTTGCATTTTCTTTCTTAAAAGACTTGCACGAGTCACGAATGACCAAAGATAATGGCAGCTCACAACGTCTAACGTATACTGACTGTGGCGAACGTATGTATCTTATGCTTTTGGTATTTGAAACAATGCGCCAGTATCCAGACTTTAAAGGATACGTACAACGA